TCTTTTTTCGATAATCTTGTCAAAGTGTTCTTTAATTGAAAAGTTTTCCATTTGTTTGATTGGTTTGGTACATATCAATTATATTATAATTAAATTATATTGTCAACAATCTTACTAAGATTAATTTTTATTATTTGCTAAACTTATAAAATACTAATCTCTTCAATATGCCAGAACTTGTAGGCCAACGTTATCAACTAGGCCAACGTGTCAAAAAAGTTTCTTTCACTTCTTCAAACATTCCCAAGCGATACACAAACGGAAAAATTATAGAAGTATTTACAAAGCAAAACAGTCTTGGTTTCAAGCATCAATATTACAGGGTTGAATGGGATGACAGAAGAACATCAGAACACGCGCAACACACATTAAAGCCTTTGGAATAATTCTTGCGGGATTCTATTTATTTGAATCGTTTTAAAATATCTAAATTTTTTACGTTCAATATCTCTCAACATTTCAGCTTTACTTACTGTTTCTTTAAATTCTGTTATCCCATTAAATGTTCCTATGCGAAAAAAAAGATCAGGCTGACCTTTTATTGGGAAGAAGTCAACCTGATATGAACCACAAGGAGAAAGCAATGAAGGGGTTTCAATCATCAAAATTTCATCTTAATGTACTATCAGCCTCTAATATAGGTTCAATTATAAAAACCCCATCATAAAGATATTCTTCGTCATAGTCTTTCAAAATATCAAGTAATTTATATCTGATGTTGAATTGTGAATTATTATTTTTTGCTAATTTTTTGTAAGAAGTTAAAAAATGATATTTGTCATTTGTCTCTAAACGATTCCATTGTTCATAATCTTTGATTATGGCATTAAGACTTGAAAATAAAACGTCTTTCTCGTCATTGTTAAAATTTATTTTATCCATTTAATTTACGCCCCCTTTTGATGTCTGTTAAATGATCGTCTAATTTGTGGCATATGGTTTCATTTTCTTCCATTGCTTTTTCTAATCTCTCAATCATTAATATTTTTGTTTTACAACATTTTTCATTTATAAAATCAAGGTCTATCTTTAATAGCTGTTCTTTTGTTCTTCTCATTTTTGTATAATCATTATTAAGAAGATTTATCAAATAATGAGTTTGTTTTTTTGTTAAGTCTGTTTCGATTTGCATTGGTTTGTTTGGTTTGCTTACAAATTAATTATAATATAATTGATTAGTATTGTCAACAAGTTTATTTTTTATTTTTTTTTATATCATTAATAGATTCTGTTAAAAATTGTTGCCAAGATTTTAACCTTCTAAGTTGTCTTGGATTTTTATAGGATTGAGCAATCATTCTTAAAGTTAATAAACTAAATTGCTTAAAATCTCTTTCTTCTTTTTCACGTTGTGTTAATTTTTGCTTTTTCATTTTTTATTTTCCCAATCGTTGTACTCTTCAAACAAATATCCATCAGAATTTGCACCCTCTGTAATAGCAGCAAGCGCCGCATCCCTAATATTCCCTTCAACCATTTCTGCTAATATTTTTAAACTTCCCAAGCTTTCAAGTTTTCTTTGTATCTGTGAAATTTTTTTAGATGCGTCTTCGTACCCATCTTGTAAATCCCTAGTAGCTTCCTGAAGTTCCTTATCAGCAATTATTTTTTCAGCATGATTAACGCGATTCAAAGGAGCGCTTTTTAAATGCTCTGTCTGTCTTGCAATACGCCCACCAATAACCAAAGCTAATAATTGATTAATTGCTTTTAATTGTTCCTGATCTTTCATAAATCCTCCTTGTTTTCTTGAAATTTAACGAATTGTTCATCTGGAACAATCTGCATTTTCCATTTACCAGTACAAATACTATTACCTCCAAATCTCCATGTAGGATCTTCTTTGTCATATTCATAGTCTGTAAGAAGATATTCTTTTTCTTCTTCAATGCAACCAGATTCCAAACGTTTACGGCTGCCATCAGTAAAGCAACATGAAGGCCATACGGTATTTGTAATAGACCATCTAATTTGTTTAAGCCTGTCATCAAGTGCATACTCGTTGTTGGCATAAACTTCAATAGTGATTTTTCTCATTGTTTTTCCTCTAATTTTTTAATTTTCAAAGATAAATTATCAATTTTATCAAGTATTTTTAATTGATTTTGTACTGTCTGATTTAAAATAATTGCAGTTTGTTCTTTGTACTTCGCTTCTCTTTCTAAAACTTTTTTAAATAATTCATTGAATCCTGAACTTTTAAAATTATCTAAAGCATTTATTAAATCAATTTTAAGTTGTACATTTTCTGAAGCTAAATCGTTATAACCTTTTTTTAAAAAATTAATAGCTTCTTTAAGTTCTTGCAATTGTGATTGAATCATCGCAATACCTCACACGCCGCTTGTACATTCCCAACGCGGCAATCATACTCACTCATTTGATTTAAAGCATCGCTGAACCCCAGATAAAATACACCTGTCGCCGCAAGCATCATTAGAAAATTGCTCATTGTGCAACCTCCAACATTGTTTTGCCGTCTAGCTCATCTAACTTTTGATTGATTAACCAACCTTTAAGATCTTTAAGTTGCTTTTCATTTATTAAGGCTTGAGTCCTTGTATGAGGGTATTGCTTCCCTGCTTCAATGTTGAAACTTTCAAGAATTTTAATTCTTTGAAGAACTAATTCAATGACGGTTCTTTGTTGTTCGTTTGTCATTTGGTTTAATTGGTTTGTTTACAATTTAATTATAATATAATTATTTTAAGATGTCAACTCGCTAATACATGATATATATTATAGGCATGGCTAAAAAAGCAACCAACGTTGAAATTGATAAAAGAATACACAAAGTTTATGATCTACTCTTACAAGGTCATAGTAAAACTCAGATCGTACGATTCTGCGCGGAAAAATTTGAAGTTAGTCTTAGGCAA